AGTTCTATTTTCTTCATCAAGATAAGAATGTTTAGATAAATCAATAGTTCTATATTTCATAGGCATATCAATTACTTTTCTTTCATCTTCACTTGACTCAGTCATAGAAACCTCATCAGTCATCTCTACTTCTTCACCTTCATGTTCGACACCCTCATGCTTCGCAAATTCAACGATAACTTTATCATCAGTTTCGCTAACATTAAGGATATGTCTATCTTCTTTATTTTCCATAGCTTTCTCCTTGTTTTTGGTTGATAAAGGATGTCCTTCAGGTAGCAGATCAGTGTCATGCTTCCCTGACTTGTATTTACCAGTCCTTAAGACTCGTAAAAAATTATTAACTCGTGCCATTGCCCATTGTTCTTTTGATGTAACATTAGGTCTAACACTTGAAGGGTTTGTGTTATAAGCACCAATCCCTCTATTGTAAACTTTTTGTAATGTTGAGTAGCTTGTTCTTTTTGCTGGATTATCACCAACATCTTCATTATGTTCTTTAGCTTTCTCTCTTAATGTATCTTCAGTACCTCTTTCCTCAAAGCTTCTATCATCTTTCATTTGATTCATTAATTTCTTAGACCAACTAAATCCAGCATCTCCTCCCCATAAAGCCCACGCTATTCTTCCGTTTGATGGATAGCCTTTTTCACCTTGTCTGAAACCCTCTGCTTTTTTATCCACTTCATGTCTGCTGAAAAAACTATACATCCTTTTAATAGTTTGATCAGATAGATTTTCGTTATTTAATATTTGGTTTGCTCTTTCGGCTCCAATTCTAGTTCCACCCCTGCCAAATTCTTTTCTCCAGTCCAAGCCTTTACGAGCTTCTTCTTTCATGCCTTGATTAGGTTTACTCATCTTCCTGCTCTCCGCCATTTATATTTGCCTCTACAGGATTCTTCTGACCAAATGGTTGATATGCTAATTCAATACCATACTGTTTAGCCAATTCAATTTCTTTTTGGTGTTGTTCAAAAAGCTCTTCAGTGTCTCTTCCGTACGCACCAGCAATGTCTGAATAACTTAATGTTCCATTTTGCAAACCAATTACATTAGCCTGCATTTCTTTTAAAGGATCAATCCAAGCAAAACTTCTTGGTATGTAATTAACAGCTTTAGCGAACTTATCAACCTTACTCATAGGCAAATTAATATAGCCATTTGATATAGACATTTCTAACCAAGATTTAAAAACTGGGTCTATAAAATGATCTATAACAAACTGCTGATATATTTGATACATACTTCTATCTTCTAAAGCACCTTGTCTTATTGAGCTGTAATTTACTGATGTAAGGTCATTACTTAAAGAGTGGTAAGAAATATTTAAACCTGATGCGATACTTCTCAATACATTAGTTGTAAATGATTCAAATGCAGATGTTGGGTGAGTTGGATCAAATGCTTTAAAATCCATACCTGCTGGTAATTGTTCAAAAACTCCAGCCTGTGCGTTCATTGTTGGATTGAAGGTATCTTCATATTCACCATCGCCAACATAGCCATCACCATCACCTGATGTAAAGAAACCCATTTTAGATGCACCAACTCTTGCTGCAACTATTTCTGCTTCTAAATAACCATTTAGCATTTTCACATTAGCCATTGCTGTAGCAACCAAAGAAACGCCTCTAGTTTGTTCTGCTCTAGCAGGCAGGTAAGCATGGATAATCTCATCAGCAGGAACTCTAATGTGTTGTGCTTGAGCTAAATAAACTCTATCGTAAGGGTGGTCTTTAAATAAATGATAAGCAACTGGTTTATCATACTTATCTACCTCAACACCCATCTTAATACGATTGCCAGTAGCTTTATAAACATCATTTTTATTTTCATCTAAATGATCTGATTCTAAAAACTGTAATTCAAAACCAAAAGGTGAATCTTTCTTTTTAATTTTTCTTATTAATACTTCACCATCTCTACATAGAGATTCAATAAATATTTTTTGACAATCTAAGAATGATAATCTTCCATTAGTTGTGCAATTGCCGACCTGACCCCATTCTTTCCAAGCGTTTTCAATGAGCTGGTTTCCAGCAATGTCCAATGACCCATTATCGTCACGTCCTTTACTGGAAACTCTTATGCCATGCTTACCGATAACATTAGATACCATCAGGTTTAAGTATCTTGCAATATAGCTATCGTTCCTTGCTAATTCTCTTGCTCTGTCTCTTAAAATTCTTATGTTATCTTTTATCTCAGCATCGGCACTTGTAGATGTGGTAACAAAATCTGCAAACAATCTTCCAGTGTTAGCTCCAGTGTAGCTTCTTCTATATGCTTGTCTTTTTTTCTTTTTAGGCTCATTAATGCCTAATATTCTGTTATACCATGCCATTATGTGTAACTCTTGTGATTAGAGCCAGCGGTTATACCAAAGTTTACTTTAATAGTATTTCCTGACCCTCGTTTATTCTTAATTCGTTGGATTTTGACTTCTTTAAGATATTCAGCCTTGTATCTGTCTCTAAAAGTCAACAGTTCATCTATGGACATTCTTGATAATGATCTTCCAGCTATAGACATAGATGATTGATCAATATTTGCCCTGTTCTCAATAACTGCTTCTATGCTATCTAAAACAATTTTTGCATGACTTCTAACTGAAGCAGTTGTAGTTGCGTAATTATCCTGAACTTCTACAAAACCTTCTTCTAGCTTGACTCTTGCAGAATCAGAGCTTCTAGTCATGTAAGAAACCCAGTTGTAATTGCCTTTTGTATATGAAGCAGTATTGTTTGCCTCAATGATGTAGTTATCGTTTGATTCTGTAGCTGTTAATGTAAAATTAGAAGCTGTAGCACCATCAACTAAATTGAACTCATAAGATAATGAATAAGATGCTATTGGATAATCATCTGATAAATCTTCTCTTTTCCATGCCCAAAAGTCTCCTAACTGAAGCTCAGTAGGAACTTGTGGTGGATAATTTGTTGAATCAAATTTGTTGCTCAAGCAAAAACCTCATAAATGTTTTAGATATATCTAATATCACACTATGGTTTTCTGCTAAAAAGTCAACACATAAGCAAAGAAAAGTCAAATTACTTCCAAGAAGTAGCAAAATTACCCCTATTTATGCCTTTTTGTGGCTTATTTTGTTTACTTTCTTTGGGTTTTGTCTGTCTTGTAAGTATTTTTTCTTCAATAGAGTCAAAATTTGGATTTAAGATGTAAATAGCGGAAAAATTATATACCAAAGTATCTAAAGCCTCATTTCTTGGTCTTACCTGCTTCCAAATGAGTGATTTACGACCTCTAACAAACTTTGTTACTCTTTTTTCTGCTGTAAGCTGTTTAAAGTACTCTTCATCAAGGTCTGAGCAAAAATGCAAGGTAGTAAGCTCATTTTCAGCAGCCAAACGAGCAAAAATGGCTTCTTTTGCTGAATCTGTGCCAATTCCATATAAAACAGCTTTATTTTTACCCACAAATGTCGGTCTATTAGCTATTGGCTTGCCAGCTTGAGATAAACCCTTGACAGCAAAGATTCTTCTAGCCTGTCTTGGTTTAGTAAATTGATAAACCATATTGGTATGATGTCCACCTGAGTCAATAGTGCAACAAGATATAGGTATTAATCTCTCAGATTCGGTTTTAAATCTTTTCTTTAGATAAGCATCTAAGTCTGACCAAACATTCATAGCGTTAGGATCACCCCAAAATATCTTATAATCACACACCCACGCTTCATAGTTCTTACCCCATCCGACCAATTGTAATTCTAACCTATCTTTCTGCGTGTCCACTCCAGCAGTTATAACCAAGACATCTTCAGGTATAGTTGTGTAATCATAATTTAATCTTCTTTCAAGCAAAGTTTCATATTCAACAGCTTCACCTTGCTCTTCCCAAGATTCGCCAAGAGCAGTGTTAATCCAAGTCTTTAACATTTCAGGATTCTTTTTAGCTTCAAGAAATGATTTAGCCATGTCTGCCCAAGTAGACCAAACTGAATATAGTTCTGATATATGAAATCCTGCTGTATCTGATTTAGCTTCAGTTGCTATCCATTCTCCATGTTTTAACATCCATTGCTTTTTAGACTCATCGATAACCGAACCACAATGATCGCAAGCATAAGATGCTGTTTCAGGCTTGTTTTCATCCCAAACCACATTTTTCCACTTTAAAACCTGTTTTTCATTACATTCAGGGCAAGGAACATGGTAATAACGCTTATCCGACTCTTCAAAAGCGGTTTCTATTCTTGATAGTCCTTTTATTGTAGGAGTAGAACACATATATATCTTTTTATTCCAAAAAGTAGTAGTTCTTTTAGTTGCAAGTGATATTGGATCACCCTCTGCTCCAGCAGATGCTTCGTAGCGGTCTACCTCATCAGCCAAAACGATTCTTATTGGTCGTGAAGCTAGTCCTGATGCAGAATTAGAACCAACTATGTTTAAATTACCTCCTGCAAACTTTTTAGATAAAACTGTATTACCACTATCTCTACTTCTAGGGTCTTTAACACAATTCCTTATCTTCTCAGAATCACGAATCATAGTAGCAAGCCTATCTTTACTAAATGCCTGAGACATAGCCAAGGTCGGCTGCATAATTAACATGGGTGCTGGGTCTTGATCTATGTAGTAACCAATAACATTTAGAAGTATCTCTGTAGCACCAACTTGAGCAGACTTCATCCAAATGATTCTTTGTATATCAGGATCATTAAAAGAATCCATAATCTCTCTTTGGTATGGTGCACGATCTGTACGCCAAGCCCCAGCCTCTGCTGATGATTCAGGAGATAGTCGCCTGTAGTTATCAGCCCAGTCGCTAATCTTCAGATTCGGTGGTGGAGTCCATACTTGGTTTGTCTCCTGTATCACCTTTTCTATATTTTTGAGGTATTCCATCTTGAGCTAACTCGTTTAGTGCTTCATGCACTTGTTCTTTTATTATTAATTCTGCTTCTGCATACTTGTCTACTGTAATGACCTGATGTGCGATTCTTGAAGGTAATCCTAATAGCTTTGCTCTTGCATTAGCAACATAGTCAATCCAAGTCTCTTGCACAAGTTCTGATGGTATTAATTTAGCTTCCATTTCTTCTACTTCAAGTTCAGCCTTTCTAGCTTGAGCAGCAGTAAGTTTAGTTTTTTCTTCTGCAATATCACCAGTACCATCTTTTCTAGTATATCTAGCAGCTTTTCTTATATGATTTATATACTGAACCCTGCAAACATCTATATTAACAGGTGATCTACCTGTACCAATAGTAAATATACCCTTACCTATTAAGTCGCTTATAGACTGAGGGGAAAGGTCAAGATGTTCTGCTAGTTCTTTTCTTGTAGCCAAGTTTTTATAGTGGTTTCTTAATACTCATAAGTATAAATATACTTGATTCAAAGCTCAATTACAAAGATGGTTTTATATTATAAATACGGATGATAGTACAGCTCTGTCGCTACAAAAAGAATGAGGTGCCGCAACCTG